GATATCGCCGGTGTCCAGCGCGCAGATGTAATCGGGGCCGATCTCTCCACTGTAGCGGCTAAGATCAACGCGAGGAGTCCCAGTCCCGCTATAATAACCAAGTTCACAAAGGGCGTCTCCCGAGACAGTTTCGTCGCGACTGTGCAGACGTGCGTCGATATCGTTGAGGATCGCGCGATTCATGATCCGCCCTTTGCGGGATTGTCGCCGCCGAGCGACATCACACTCACGCCCCCCGCAGTCCACCACAAACATAAATCCGTTGTCACGGATCTTGATTTCAGTCCCGCACTTCACGCTCAACCCGAGGATGCTTAGACGGGTCGCCTCCAAGGCGGTGAGTTTGCGCCCGCGCTCGGGGACTGAGTTTTCCAGCACTGAATAGATCATCTGTGGCTCTCCTATGCGGGCTTTCTCGCCCTGACAAGTGAGGGTATGCACCATGATTGCCCATCGGACAAGATTAATCATGTCCAACGAACATCACAAACTCGTGATAAGGAAATCACCATGGGCGAATTGCCCCAGATGATCCGGGGCGTCGCCGGTCGGTGTTACAGTGGTACGATCAATGAAACGCGCCCCGGTTGACTGGGAAAGAGTTGAATCCGAATATCGGGCCGGGCAGCTGTCCGTCCGTGAGATCGGACGCCTCCACGGTGTCAGCTACGAGACGGTGCGTCGTCACGCAGAGGCTGGGGGGTGGATACAGGACCTGTCAGGGCGCGTCAGGGCTGAGGCTGCCGCCCGCCTGATCGAGTGTGACAAGGCATGTGACAATCGGCGTGACACTGTCACGTCACGCGAGGTGGTGGATACGGCGGCTGACCGTGTGGTCGAGATCGTCCGTAGCCACCGGACTGGTATTGCTCGGCTGATCCGACTGACTGAGCGGCTGACTGCGGGCATGGAGCGGCTGGCGTCGGGCGCGGAGCAACAGGCTGGCGACGCGGCGCTACTCGGGTCACGTCAGGGCGTAATCGACGGGCACGAAAAACTTGCGGCGGCTTTGGCGCGGCTTATCACGATGGAGCGGCAGGCGTTTTCGATCGACGCGCTCCCCGTCGCGCTCCCTGACGGCCGGACGGTCGAGCAGATCGAGGCCGCCGTGCGGGCGCGGACGGCGGGGCTCGGCATCGATTGACCTACTATTGTCCGGGGGGCGTGCGCTGGAAACGCACACATCCTTACGATCATGCGGGTCGATGCGCTCGACGAGACCGCGCATGATGAGGTGCATGAGTGCGGTCCGGCATATTTCCTGATATCGCGTCCCGCCATGCTTTCGCGGCTCGTCCTCACCGCGCCGCAGTGCGACCACGCCATCAGCCACGTCGATCAGCGTCAGCGGTCCGCCTGCGCTGGACAGCACGGATAGCACCTGATCTGACGTAGTGCGCGCAGCCACATCTTGTCGCGTGCATGGCGCCGGAGCGTCGGCACCGATGCACGAAAGCGCGATATTGATCGCTTTTTCCGCGGTGGCCAGCGCGCTCAGAGCGTCCGTGAGCGCGCTGACAGCATCGATCGACACAGATCAGCCCTCCTGGGCATCGTGACAGCGGACGAAGCCGACGTATTCGCAGTCGCGCTCGACGGCGGCGATCGCCTCCCGGTCCTGGCCGTCCTCCGCCACGACAACGGCATCCGATCCGTTGATGCCGGCGCAGTAGACATGGTATCCGGTGGAGGTGTCGCCCGGATTGTGGCTGAGGAATTCGTAGGTGCGGCCGAACGTGCGGATGACGACTTCATCAAGCCAGCGCGCCGCCTCGGTAGGGGTGATGCCGCTCTGGCAGACCGGGAAATCCTCCCCGGCGAACGTGTAGGGCGGCAGGTCAGCGGTATCGCCGAAAATGAAACCGGAGTCATTGTCGATCAGAATGTAGCGGGGCATCGGGGGCTCTCCTATGCGGGCTTTCTCGCCCTGACAAGTGAGGGTATGCACCATGATTGCCCATCGGACAAGATTAATCATGTCCAACGAACATCACAAACTCGTGACGGTTGGATAGGGTGAGACGGGCGTCCCCCTGGCTTCCAGGATTCTGGCTTACGAAATTTTCGGAATGTTTTTTCAGAAAATCGTTTCCAGTTCTTTCTACTGGCTCGTTGGCGAAAACAACAAATGGAAAGATTATGGCCGCACGGAGTAGGGTAGCCGATCTGCTCGCCCTGGAGCGGGACGTGATTGCGCTGCACCGGGCGCGGGCGCGGGAGCGGATGCTGCCGTTTGTCACGTACACGATGCCGGGATATCGCCCGGCGGCGATGCACCGGCTGATTTGCGAGGCAGTGGAGCGGGTAGACCGCGGCGAAAGTAAGCGCGTGATGATCCTCACGCCGCCGCGGCACGGGAAATCCGAGCTGGTATCGCGTCGCGCTCCGGCGTGGCTGCTGGGGAGGCGCCCGGATCGGCAGATAATCTCGGCGAGCTACGGGGCCGATTTGGCATCGGATTTCGGGCGCGACGCGCGTAATATCATTGCGTCTCCGGAGTATCGGGAGATTTTCGGGGCCGTCGATCTGGCCCAGGACAGTCAGGCAAAAAACCGCTGGCACACGACCGCCGGCGGCAGCTACGTCGCCGCTGGGGTCGGGACGGCGATCACCGGGCGCGGCGCCGATATCCTCAATATCGACGACCCGGTCAAATCTCGGGCCGAGGCCGAGAGCGAAACTACGCGCGAGGCGACATGGTCCTGGTATCGCTCCACCGCCTACACCCGGCTGATGCCGGGCGGCGCTGTAATTTTAACGATGACGCGCTGGCACGAGGATGACCTGGGCGGCAGGCTGTTGGCGGAGATGGCCTCTGGCGGCGATCAGTGGGAGGTGCTGCGGCTGCCGGCCCTGGCTGTCGATGATGACCCGCTCGGACGCCAGCCCGGTGATGCGCTGTGGCCGGAGGCATACGACAGAGACGCACTGGACCGGGTCAGGATGGCGATCGGCGAGCGTGACTGGTCCGCCCTCTACCAGCAGGACCCGAGGCCACCAGAGGGGGCGCTGTTTAAGGTCGAGCGGGGCACGGCCCTCGATGCGGCCCCGGCCGGCATCCGGTGGGTTCGGGCGTGGGATCTCGCCGCGACAGCGCAGACCGGCACGCGTGACTCGGACTGGACGGTCGGGCTGCTACTCGGGCGCACGGACGAGGGCCGATTTGTAATCGGCGACGTGGTGCGGCTCCGTGGCGGCCCGGACGAGGTGGAGGCTGCTGTGGTGGCCACCGCCTCGCGGGACGGCCGCGGCGTGCCGATCTCTCTGCCGCAGGACCCAGGACAGGCGGGCAAAGCGCAGGTGCTCTATCTGACGCGGAAACTGGCAGGATACAGGGTATCGAGCAGCACCGAGACGGGCGACAAATCGACGCGGGCAATGCCCGTCGCAGCGCAGTGCAATGGCGGCAATCTGGCGATGGTCCGGGCGCCGTGGAATGCCCAACTCATGGACGAGCTGCGGGGATTCCCGAGCGGGGCACACGACGACCAGGTGGACGCGCTGAGCCGGGCGTTCGGCCTTGTCGGGCTGGGATCTAGGCCACTGGTAATCAGCGATACGGTGCTTGATCGATTGGCGGCGGGAGGACGGTATTGAGCACCAAGGCCAAGCAAGCGACCCCGACCGACGATGCCGAGCCCGCAAAGCCGTCCGCTCGCCAACCCGCGAAGCCGAAGATCACGGACTCGATCATCGCCCGCATGAGCGTCCCGGACCGGCGCCGCGGCGACCCGCCGGCCGTCAGCCCTCTCGACTGGTTCGCCCCCGCCGTGCCCCCGCCGGGCGTTCTGCCGCCGAATACTAAACTGGCGATGGACGAGGACATTCGCGCGCCGATCACCTGGGCCGCGGCGAACATGAGCATGATGTCCATGGACTTCATGGGCATGACAAGTTGGCTCGGATATCCAACACTCGCGCAACTATCAACACAAACTGAGTATAGGCGTGCTGCAGAAATCCTAGCCATGCACGCCACGAAGAAGTGGATAAAGCTGCAATCGACAGGAGATGACGACAAGAGCGACAAGATTGCCGCCATCGAAGGCGCGATGAAGCGGCTAAACATCAAGGATGTTTTCCACCGCCTATCTATACAGGACAGCTTCTTCGGACGGGCGCATCTGTTCATAGACTGTTGCGACGTGAACGACCGATCCGAACTGCGGACCTCGATCGGCGACGGCACGCATGCGATCTCGGCGCAGAAAATGGCCGGGGACAAACTGAAGCGGATCGGCACAGTCGAGGCGGTATGGTGCTACCCGACGCAATATGACAGCAACGACCCGCTACAAGACGATTGGTATCTGCCGACTTCCTGGTATGTCCAAGGCAAAGAGGTTCACGGCTCACGGCTGCTGCGCTTCGTCGCCCGCGAGGTGCCGGACATCCTGAAGCCAGCCTATGCGTTCGGCGGCTTGTCGCTGACGCAAATGATGAAACCTTACGTCGACTCTTGGGTACGAGATTGGCATAGCGTGTCAGACCTGATCCACGCTTTCTCGGTGATGGGCATCAAGACGGAACTAGCGGAATCTCTGGCTTCCGATGGCGATCAGCTGTTCAAGCGCCTCAAGCTGTTCAATGCGACCCGCGACAACAAGGGGCTGATGATGCTCCAAAAGGGCGCGGCGGGTGAGGCCGAGGAATTCTTCAACGTCTCGGTCCCGCTCGGCACACTCGACGCTCTGCTGGCCCAGGCCGAGGAACGGCTTTGTCTTGCTGGCGGGTTCCCCGTCATCGTCCTGCTCGGCCTGACCCCGCACGGCCTGAACGCCTCGGCCGATGGCGAAATACAGATTTTCGAGCAAGCCATCGGCGCCTACCAGGAGCAATTTTTCCGCCCCCACCTGACGACGATTTTGCGCCTGATCCAGCTTTCAGAGTTCGGCGAGGTCGATCCCGAGATCACCTTTGCCTTTGAGCCCCTGCGTGCCCTGACCGCGCTGGAGCTTTCGACCAAGCGCAAGACCGACGCCGACACCGATGCCGTGCTGGTGCAGTCCGGCATCATCGACCCGCTGGAAGTTCGCGAGCGCCTGGCGGCCGAGCCGGACAGCCCCTACGCGAACCTGGACGTGACCGACGTGCCGGAGCAGCCGGAGGGAGCCGAAGACCCACCGGATGGTGGCGAGCCGCCGGAACAGGATGCCACGCCCAGCCCCGACCTTGATACGCCAGCCGGCCAACTGGCTACCTCGATGCCGCGGGAGGCGCGGGAAGCCGCTGTCGGCGAACGTGGCGAGCGGGAAGCGTCAATGCGGCGCCCGGACCGGCGAGACGATCGTGGACGCACCGAGGGGCGTCCCCTTCCTTTCGCAGGTGGCAAGGATGCGTTCAATGAGGCCGATCATCCGCGAGGCCAGTCGGAGAACGCGGGGCAGTTCGGACCGGGTGGCGGCGGATCGAAAGAATCTCCTAGCGCCCCACGCGCTCCCCGCGCGGCACTCAAGGAAACTAAGATAGTCGATGGCAAGCGTGTCCAGGCAAACGGCTCGCCGCTACCTGCGCATATCGAAAAGTTGAAGCTGCCGCCGGCATGGGCTGACGTGCGTTACAGCGACGATCCGAAGGCCGATCTGATGGCGGTCGGGAAGGACAGCAAGGACCGCGTCCAGTCCGTCTATTCCGAAGCATTCAGCGCGAATAATGCAGCCGCGAAGTTTGCGAGGATCGAGGAATTGCGCGGGAAGTTTGGCTATATCTCAAAGCAAAATGAGGATGCACAGCGATCTTCCAACCCGAAGACTAAGGACTCGGCAGATTGCCTGTCTCTGATCATGAAAATGGGTGTGCGACCTGGCAGCGACGATGACACCGGCGCGAAGGTCAAAGCCTATGGCGCTACTACGCTTGAGGGTCGCCACGTCGTGGAAACGCCGGCCGGTGTGTCGCTCCGCTTCGTCGGGAAAAAGGGTGTCTCGCTCGACCTTCCGGTTGAGGATGCCGGGCTGGCGGCAATGTTGATGCAACGCGCGAAAGCATCCGGAGCCAGTGGGAAACTGTTCCCCGCAACCAATGACAAGGCATTGCTTGATCATACGCATTCGCTCGACGGCGGCGGCTTCAAAACCAAGGATTTCCGCACCCACGTCGGAACGGCGAGCGCCTATGAATTGGTGCAGCAGAAGCCGAAACCTGCTACGATGGCGGAATACAAAAAAGCGGTCATGGACGTGGCAAAGGCGGTCTCGCACAAGCTCGGCAACACGCCGATCATTGCGCTTCAGAGTTATATATCACCAGTAGTATTCTCCTCTTGGAGAGAGGCCATCGCAGCTTGACCTATCTTATTTGATGCTCGATGTCTATTGCTTTCAGCAATGGCTGCGCGTCCTTTCTCGGTGTATATAACCCCATTATGCCTTCTGGTTTCGAATATTCTGGCAATAACCTCTGGGGGATGGCGATATCCGTTGTCCTTTCTTGGTTTACCTATTTTAGATGCGCTTATCCTATTCTTGGCTTCTTGTGTGTGCAGGCGCCCAGCGCTTTTGATCGATATCTTGTGTTTTGTGTCTTCCGACAAGGTTTTACCCTGGTTGACTTCAGATAGGTGGAGTTTTTCCTCATCGGTGAGTCTTCTGTGGTGCTTCCCGATATGTGATAGACGCATCTTTTCTCGCGTCTCGTTACTTGCGGTTTTGCCTTTGTTTGGGCTTGGCCGCCCCTTTAACGATTCTGATATACGTACCCGAGTCTTTTCTGAGTGGTGGCCGAGTATGACCATCGGAGGGATGTCGCCGCCGGGTAACTGGTTGTAACCAAATGGCTGCAATGTGTTGTGTTCGATGATCAGTCTAACCTCCGCTTCATATAAAGACTGCCTGTCATCAACAAGTTCGATGATTGTCAGTTCCGGCGCCCCATACTTCCTCCATGCTCGGTAAACTACGGCATCATGGCCATTTGCGGCATTAAGTCTGTGCGATGTGTAGCGTCGTTTCGCAGACTTGGTAGTTATCCCTATGTAGGATAGACCGTTCTGAAACGTGAGTTTGTAGACGCATGGCATTGGAGAGATACCTCTGCTGATCGGCGTAGATATATGCCTGTGGCTGAGCCAAAGCAACATATATATCATCAACAGTGTTCTCGGAATGGAGGATTGCCGTATGAGCGACTTTCCAGACGCCCATTTCGGCTCGGCAGACAGAAAGCCAGCCGACTGGCGCAAAACCGACGATCCCGATCCCGACGATGAGCAGATCGTGACGCCGCCGGACGTGGTGAAAATGCTCGGGTTTGACCCAGCCAAGGAACCGGAGAGGGAGCCGATCACGTCCTAAGAGGGGCGTCTTTGTGGTGGCGGATCGGCCCGCCAATGCTCGACGCGGCGCCGCAGCCAGCCCGCTACCGGATCCGGTGTCCGCGCCCGGCCGGCTGTCCACATCCGGACGCCGCCGGGGGTATATCCGGTCAGACGAGCGAGGCCCCGCTCGGATAGACCGAGCAGGGCTAGGGCGTCGCGGAGGTCGGCAGGGGTCATCACTCGGCCGCGTCGTGGCAGCGGACAAATCCGACATACTCGCAGTCGCGCTCGACTGCCTCGATCAACTCGGCATCCTGCCCGTTGTCGATCGCCCGAACCGCATCCGACCCGTTAATGTCGGCGCGATAGACGTGGTATCCAGTGCTGGTATCGTGGGGGTTGTGGCCGAGGAGTTCGTAGGTCCGGCCGAATTCGCGGACAACCGCCTCGTCGTGCCAACGCGCCGCTTCGACGGGGGTTATGCCGCTTTGGATGATCGGAAAATCTTCCCCGGCGAACGTATGGGCCGGCAGGTCGGCGGTATCGGCGAAAATGAAACCAGAGCCGTTGTCGATCAGAATGTAGCGGGCCATTTTCCGTCTCCTGTGGTGGGGCGGCCATCCCGTCCCAATGCACGCACATTGCGCGTATCCGCGTGGTGGGTCAACAGGAAAATACACGCAAAATGATCGGGACGCGATGAAGCCCAAGGCGAAGGACAAGGTTCTCCCGGGCGTCAGGGCCAATCCCGGCCTGGCCGCGGAATACCGCAAGCGACTGGACCGGCTGATCCAGGAAATGCACAAGTCGGTCACTTACTGGCTTCTGGCGGCATATCGAGGCAACACCCCGGCGATCACCGACGTTGACCCCGACGACGGCCCGCTGGCAATGGACGAAGCGCCGGCGGACGCGCTTCGGAAGACGATGGCCGGACTGGGCAAGCGTTGGATCAGCCGGTTCGACAAGGGCGCGGCCGAGTTGGCGGCATGGTTCGCCCAGGCGGCGGGGAAGCGATCGGACGCGCAGTTGCGGACGATCCTGAAGAACGCCGGGTTCGCTGTAGAGTTCCGCCCCACGCCGGCCATGCGCGACATCATGAAGGCGACGATAAACCAACAGGTTTCCTTGATAAAAAGCATCCCCGTTCAATACCTTTCGAGCGTTGAAGGCGCAGTAATGCGCTCCGTTCAGACGGGTAGAGATATAGGCGGACTGGCAAAGGAGCTTGAACAACACTACGGAGTGACTAAGAGGCGTGCTCAGTTTATTTCAAGGAGTCAAAACGAAATTGCTACCGCGACTATGAATAGGGCTCGCCAAATAGAGATTGGATGTTCTCAGGCCATATGGTGCCACTCGCACGGGTCGGCTAAACCAAGGCCAACTCACGTTGCTGCTGGTAAAGAAAAACAGGTCTATAGTGTTGTCGACGGTTGGCTAGACCCAGCCATTGGCAAGAGAATATGGCCAGGAACTGAGCCCAACTGCAAATGTTTCTCGCGGAGCTTGATACCGTCGTTCCAATGATGCTATAGTGCGGGTCTACCGAGGCGCTGTGAACGCCCCGGCAGGCCCTGACCAAGACGGCGCCTGCGCCACATTGACCGGCCGCGACACTCCGGGCTGTGCTGCATAGATCATGCCGCCGATGATCGTGACCACCAGGACGCGGCTGACGTGCTTTGCTCCGGCTGCGGCGGCGACGCCTGCGGCGAAGACGGCGATCACGGCGAAGGGTAGAAGGTCAAGTCTACCGGTAATCTGCCCCATAATCACGACTAGGGCCAGGAAGCCAACCCACGATGCCACCCGGAATATTGCGCCCATGATCTCCAACCCGCGCATGCCGAACAGCCAGCCGATGAACAGGACGGGGCCGATCAGGACTGCGGCGACGATCATGGCTTCGCTTCCTTCGGTGTCGCGTTGATGCCGGCGGCGACGAGCCGGCGGACGGCCTCGGCGCGGCCCGGCAGGTCGGGTTGCAGCCGGCGCCAGGCATCGACCAAGGGCCAGAAGTCGGGCGGCAGGCGCAGGGTGAACGGTTCGCTTGCTGGTGTGCTCATGTCGGACATGTAGAGGTTTTGGGGTGGCCGGTCAAGTGCAAATTCGCGTCGTGCTGGCTCCCTGGCTGTCCTTTGTCCTGGAGTGCTTCGCCCAGCTTTGCGAGATCGGGTTTGAGATGGATCAAGAGGATATCGATATGATCTTCCAGGACGCTGTTGAGATGGATGTCGAGTGATGCCTGAATTTCGGGAGGGCGACCATCCCAGAGGTCAACCCGGAAATTCAGGCCAGTTTGGCGAGAGCGGAGGCGCATCCCAAAGCGGCGGTAGTGCGCCACTCACCGAGCACGAAAAGACTTCGTTGCAACATTACACATTAGCCGGTTCCTATCCGATCAATGACTTTCTTCGGAATGGAACAACCGTTGAGAAGGGAAAATATGCCGGCGCCACGCAATTACGATCATCGGAAGATGTAAATAAGGCCGTCGATGGCATGGATGCAGCCTTCGCAAAAGCGAGCCTAGACAAAGAAACCACAGTCTATCGAGGGGTGAACGACGCAGCTTGGAGTGTGATCACACAACAAGCGAAAGACGGAAGCATAATTCAGGATAATGGCTTCGTTTCAACCGCATCTAATAAGAAAGACGTTACCGCATCGTCTCTTACTCATTGGATGACAATCAAGGTTCCGAAGGGATATTCGGCAATTCCCCTTGATGGCGTGGTGGGGAACCGGACCAAGGGCGAGATTCTGCTGAATCGAGGCACGAAATTCCGGGTTGTGAAGCTGACCCGGAACAACGCCGTGCTGGAGGTCATTCCATGAGCGATGATCGGTTTGTGTGGGATGATGGCGGTTTCGTCATTTTGCCGGATTATGGAGCCGACATGAACATCCCCGCGCCGCAACTGGCAACCGACCCGCCCGTGAGTGAGGCGCAGCGCAGGGCCATGGAAGCGGCGGCTCACGGGCATTCGACGCTCGGTATCTCGGCGAAAGTTGGCAAGGAATTCGTCGGCAAGGACGGCTCTCTGGACCTGCGCGCGGCGCTCAAGACGTTCCTGGCGTGGGTCATGCAGACCGAACCGGATGAGGATGCCGAACTCGATGCCGCCGAAGACGATCAGCCGCGTGACGAAGACGGCAATTTTTCCCACGCTGAAATGACCGGGTTCCCGGTTGGCGGCTACTACGCGAAAAACAACGCCGGCGAGATCATGCGCGGGAAGAAGTGGACTATGGGGACGATGCCGCCTCGGTTCTCGACGGCGGAAAAGGCCGAGGCGTGGGGAAAGAAGGCGTCGAACCACGCCGCCCCCGCGCAGGATGCCGCCCTGGCGCTCGATGCCGAGACGGTGAAGAACCGGACCTACGACGATGCCGGGCGGCTTCATATCGCGAACGCGCACATTTCAAAGAGCAACGTCTGCGGATATCTTGGATCGGAGATCAATGCGGCGATGCAGGATGATCCCGGCTGGGCGAAGCTGCCGCCGGACCAGATGTTTCAACTGCTCCGCGATCCCGCCGCCCTAGCCAAGTCCGTTCCGACGTGGAATGGTATCCAGGTATTGCTCCGCCACATTCCGGTCAGCGCTGACGATCCGCAGAAGGATGATGTTGTCGGCACCACCGGGACGAATGCCGAGTTCAACGAACCGTATCTCGACAACGAGTTGATAATTTGGTCGAAGGACGGCATCGAGGCAATCGAGAACGAGACCCAGAAAGAACTGAGTCCAGCATACACCTTCAAAGCAGAAATGGTTCCCGGAATCCATGAGGGGGTTCATTTTGACGGTTCTATGTATGTCATGTCAGGAAACCATATTTGCCTCGTGAAGAAAGGTCGCACCGGGCCTGATGTTGTTGTCGGTGATTCTGCAATCCCTGAAACCCGAAAGGATACCAACGTGGCAAAGAGCATGGTGCTCTCCCGCACGGCGACCCGTATCGAGGGGGCGCTGTGCACTCATTTCGCAAATCGCGGTCTCGCATTCGATGCGATGCCAAACTTCAAGCCGATCCTGGCCGGCGTGACGGCCACAAACTTCACGGCCCGACTCCCGACGATTTGGAGGGGAGCCAAGGATGCGGCCTGCGCTGTCGGCAAGGACAAGTGGGGCAAGGATGCCATGGCGGCTCCTGGGGGCCCCGCTGGGCCAGACGATGTGGCGATTAAGCTGCTCGACATGCTGGCCGGCAAGGGCGCGCCGGAAGAGGCCAAGGCGGACGATGCCCCGGTGCTGGACCCGACCGATCCTGTCGATCCCAATGCCGCCGAACCGGCAGCCGGCGAAGAGCCGGACGAGAATGCCGAGGTCAAGGAAGTCCTGAAGGGGCTGCTCTCGCCGGAGGACTTCGCCAAGGTCTGCGCGATGATGGACGCCAACGAGGCGGATGAAGCCGAGAACCCGGCTGAGGACGAAACCCCGGAGGAAAAGGCCGAACGGGAACGCAAGGAAAAGGAAGCGAAGGATGCGTTGGAACCGAACGGGGGAGCCCCGGCCATGAAGCCGAAGGGCATCGACAAGAAGGCCATGGACGCGGCGATTGCCACGGCGTCAGCCAAGACCAGACAGGAAGTCATCGCGCAGCAGCGTGATATCCGCCTCGCCGAGATCGCCGTGCGGCCCTACGTCGGCGACCTGGCGCTCGCCCAGGACAGCGCCGAGGCGGTCTATCGGCTCGCGCTCGACACCCTCCATGTCGATACGAAGGGCGTTCATTCGTCGGCGTTCCCGGCTTTGCTCAAGATGGTCCCGAAGCCTGGCGACAAGCCGCCCCGTACCGTTTCGCTCGGCATGGATGCCGCCGCCAGTGACGATCTGGCCAAGCGGTTCCCCGGCGCCGCTCGTATCAACCTCGCTTCGTAAGGAGGCATTCAAATGGCTGGAGGTTTCCAGACTTCTGTAGCCCTTACCCCGGCAATCGGGGTGGAGGGTGACTTCTACAGCACCAACCCTCGGTTCAGCGTCACCGCCGGTTCCGGCGGTCTCGTGGCCGGCCCGAGCGGCGCTATCGTTGGCCGCTTCTGCTGGGCCGTTGCTCCGGATGATGCGGATGGTACCCCGGCGATTGTCAACAGCTTCGGCAGCGGCCCGGTGACCGGCTTCCTGGCCCGTCAACAGCAAGGCCTCATCACGACTTTCCTGGCCGACGCCAGCATGGTCGTGCCCAAGGGTTTCCCGGTGGGTCTCATGAGCGGCTGCGACGTGCTGGTGAAAAACCGCGGCACCACGCAGGCCCTTCCTGGCATGAAGGCGTATGCCAACTTCGCCGACGGTGGCGTTTCTTTCGCCGCGACCGGCGCACCCACGGGTGCCACGGCAACCTCCTGGGGTATCGCCGCGACCACGGCGCTGTCCTGCACGGGCTCGATTGCCGGCAACGTCCTGACCGTAACGGCCGTCAGCACCGGGAACGTCTACCCTGGCACCACGATCACCAACAGCCCGACGACGATTGCCACCGGGACCACGGTTGTCTCGCAGCTCACCAGCACGGCGACCGCCGGTGCGCTCAACACTACCGGCACCTACGCCATCTCGATCCCGGAGCAGACCGTTGCGTCTGGCACGATTACCGGCACTTCCGGCACCCTGACCCTGACCACGGTCAGCAGCGGCGTCTTCGGCGTTGGCGACACCCTGACGGGCGCCACGACTGGCGTGACGATCCCCACCGCGATCACCTACGGCCCGCTGACGGGCACGGGCGCAAGCGGCAGCACGTTCATCGTCAACCCCTCGCAGTCGTCCACCAGTGGCGGCCAGGGAAACATGACTTCGGCGCTCAACGTCGAGACAAAGTGGGTCGCAATGTCCTCGGGCCTTGCGAATGAGCTTGTCAAAATCAGCAGCCATCCGCAGGGTTGAGGAGGACACATCATGAACTACGCAGAGGCGCAAGCCAAGTTCCGCACCGATCGCCCATGGTTCGAAGCGCGCGGCGCTTTCATGCCGGGCGCGACCAGCTACGTGCCGGACGAATTCCGCAACAATTTCGCCCTGGCGATGGACGCGCAGCCCACGCTGGCGACCGATCCGAACTCTAGCGTGCCAGCGATGCTGACCACGTTCATCGACCCGACGATCTACGAGATTATCTTCGCGCCGACGAAGGCGGCCGAGGTGCTGGGTGAGCAGAAGAAGGGCGACTGGACTACCGATACGATTATGTTCCCGGTGGTCGAGCACACCGGCGAGGTTTCCAGCTACGACGACTATTCGGAGCAGGGTCGCGCTGGTGCCAATACGAACTGGCCCCAGAGGCAGAACTACGTGTTTCAGACTATTCTGAACTACGGCGATCGCGAGATCGAGCGTGCCGGCCTCGGCCGCATCAACTGGATCAGCGAGATCGAAGCGGCAGGCGCCGACATCCTCAATCGTTACATGAACCATATCTATCTGTTCGGCGTGTCTGGTCTTCAGAACTACGGCATGACCAACGACCCGAATCTGCCGGCAGCGCTCACACCATCGACTAAAGCTGCTGGTGGCGTGACGTGGTTCACTGCCGGCGGCGCCCCGAATGCCACGGCGAACGAGGTCTACAACGACGTCGTGGCGCTGTTCACCGCAGTGGTGGTTGCCAACAACGGCAATGTCGACAAGAGCACGCCAATGACACTCACCATGTCGCCTGGCAGCGAGGTTGCTCTGACGTTCACGAACTCGTTCAACGTAAATGTCGAAGACCTTCTGAAGAAGAACTTTCCGAACATGAAGGTCGTCTCGGTGCCGCAGTACGGCGCCGGCCAAGCCGAATTCGGGCAAGGCATCGGCGCCGGCAATCTCGTGCAATTGGTCGCCGATTCGATCCAGAGGCAGAAGACAGGATTCTGCGCGTTCGCCGAGAAGATGCGCAGCCATCCGATCGTCCGGCAACTCAGCAGCTTCAAGAAGAAGATCACGGGCGCCGCGTGGGGGAGCGTAATCCGCATGCCGATCGCTTTCTCGCAGATGTTGGGGGTCTGATCCATGGCGATCAACCTCCAGACGGATGAAAAGCAGGTCGTGCAAGGCCCTTCGCGTCAGCCGAGTCCCGCCGGCGCGAAGGTTGTGGTGGCATGCAAGTTGCCGCACGGCATTCGCATGAGGCCGTTCAAGATGATGCCGGAACGCGAGCAGACGCCCATGGGGACGCGAGAAATTCAGATCGCGCGCCCCTGCGGCGACGCGATCCTGATTCACGGCAACGCCGTGTCGTTCGGCGCGATCCCGGCCTTCAAGATCGTCCGCGGTTTCGCGTTGACCGAGGGCGTCGACCGCGACACCTGGAGGAATTGGTTCGAGGCCAATCAGACCGGCGATATGGTTCGCAACGGCCTGATATTTGCCGAGGACACGGTCGAGCGCGCCGTCAGTCGGGCCAACGAATGCGGGGGGTTGCTTTCCGGCCTTGAGCCGTTCCGCAAGGAAGGCGATCCTCGCGCGCCGCGAAGTGTGCGGCCGGAAGTCGGCAAAATCTCGCAGGAAGACGAGCAGGCGAGCCGGGCAGCGTGAGATGGGCATCCAGGTGCAGTTTTCATACCCTGCATTTGTGGCACGATACCCTGAGTTTGCGTCGGTCTCGGCGGCGCAGGCTCAGGAATTCTTCAACGAGGCTACGATATACCACAGCAATACCGGCGGAGGCCCGGTCAGCAACGCGACGATCCAATCCGCCCTTCTGAACATGGTCACGGCTCACATCGCCGCCCTCAGCGTGCAGGGCCAAGGCGATCCGTCGCCCGGTTCGCCGAAGGATGCCAACGCGCCAGTCGGCCGCATAAGCAATGCATCGCAGGGTTCAGTATCTGCAGCATTTGACTACGGCACCAGTGCATCGGATCACAAGATGTTCTTCGTACAAACTCGTTACGGAGCGGCCTATTGGGCGGCGACGCAGCAATACCGCACCGCTCGATATCTGACTGGCGATACGTCGCGCTTCGGCACGCAGGGTTTCGGTGTGCCAGGCTTCGGCGGCGTGCAGGATTGGAACTGATCCTTGCGTGCGGCGGCGTGCGATGGTAATGCTCGCATCGTCCGGCAGCACGGATCAGAACGCGCCGCCCCTGGACGCTCCTAAGCCTCGGCCACCAAAACGGTCGGTATAGGGTGGCTTGAGTGGGAGTGGTGACCGGGTGCCTTCAAAAGCCGTAATCTCTCAACGAGATGTATCACCCCGGCCGGACCTTTCATCCATGGCAGCCATGACTGGCGGCGATCGACTGACGACGCGGCTCAACCAGATCGCGGCCAATCTCGCCAAGGCGTCGAGCGTCGATGTCGGCTTCATGGCGGGCAGCACCGAACCGGACGGCACATCAACGCCGATGGTGGCGGCAATCCAGGAATATGGCGCGCCTAAAGCATCGATCCCGCCGCGCCCGTTTTTCCGGACGATGATCACCAAGGAAAGCCCGTCATGGCCCGGCAATCTAGGCAAGGCGCTCAAGGCCGACGATTATGACGCATCCAAGGCGCTCGACCAGAT